TCTGGATTGCGGAAAGCACCCCAATTTATACTACCAAGTGTACACAGGGCAATGCGACCAGTTGGATCATCTAAGCGTTTGAATGGCTTAGTGGGTAGTAAAATCTCGCAACACAGATTACTTTGATAGATGGTATGATATTCTGGATCAAATGGTCCTTGCTTCATAACGTTATCAATAAACACTAGATAGATACGTCCTGTATCTGTACGTTCTTTTAAAATGCCGCCTTTGAATACTTCTTCAGCTGACATTGTTTTCTTACGTAGATTTTTTTGTTTCTCGTACTTAACATAAAGTTCTTCAAACAATTCAGTGTTACTGTAGAAGGCTTCGTATAAGTCAGGTACTTCATTAGGATCAAAGAATGTAATCATTTCTTTGTTTTTAAATCTGCGCCAGAAGAAGCTAGATAATACTACGCCATAGTCCATATGACGGACACGTGTTTCATCTGTACCTTGATTATTTTTAAGTACAATAAGATCATCAAACTGATGATGCCAAATTGGATAGAATACAGTAGCACTAGCATTACGAATGCCGCCTTGACTACAACTACGTAGATCACCAAACCATTTCTTCAAGAATGGAATCATACCCGTATGTTGTATTTCGCCGCCACGTATAGGTGATCCTAAACTACGTAAGCGACCGATTTCTAAACCAATGCCAGCACGTTTACTAGCATACTTGGCCATCATTTCACCTGATGCAAATATACTGTCTAGGTCGTCGTCCGCTTTGATCAATACACATGAACTAAATTGTTTAGTTGGTGTGCCTAGGCCGGCGAGAACAGGCGTTGCTAGGGTAAACAAACTGTCACTAGCGCAGGTGTAGTATTCTTTGATAAAACGCATACGTGCGTTACCAGGTTCTTCTTTATGAAAGACGGTGGCTGCGGCGACTATGTAACGTATCTGCGGAGTTTCGTAAATTTGTTTAGTTGCACGATTGCGTACAAGGTATTTTTCAATTAGTTGCTCAATGGCCGCATATGAATATGTTTCATCTTTGGTGTGGTCGACAAAAGAATCCATCTTGTCCCATTCTTCTTCACTATACCAATCAAGTAGTTCTGATGTGTACAATCCGGTTGCTACATTCTTTTTAACAATTTCGTATAAACGAGGAACTTCATAATCACCGTAGACGTCTTTGCGTAACATGCTTAGGCGTTGTTTGCCTGCTACATATTGATAATTAGTATGCCCGATATCTGGATTGTGTTCAATGTCAATAAGATCGACAATAGCACGAAGTGTAATTTCATCAATTTCACGTGTGCTAATACCATCATAAAAATGCGGCTGTGCTTTGATCTCAATCATACTCTGACTTACATCTGCAATTCCAGCACAGACCTTTGTGATCTGGGCTTGCCATTTATCTACTGCTAGTGGGGCACGGCTACCGCTACGTTTTATTACTTGAATGATACTCAATTTGATAACCTCGTAATTTAGTACTGCTCTAAATTTGTATTGTTGATTGTTGTGTTGTATTTACTTATACTATACAGTGTACATAATATTTCAACTTTTTGCAAGTTTTATATTAGATAAATGTCTTTATATAATAGTTAAATGTAGCATCGACACCACTAGTTGTAGTATAGGTTAATATCGCTGCATTAACATCGCTTTGAAATCCTAATACAACTCCGGTGTCAGCTGTTTCAACATAATCATCTTCGTACAATGATGTGCCTAACAGCTCAGTGACTTTAAGTGTACCAACTCGTGAAGTTGAGCCACGAATAATAGTATAATCAATTGTGCGAGAAGAAAGTGATTCGAATGTTATAGTAGTATTAGCAGCAACTAGTGTATTGCCTGGAAATGTAAATGTATGCAATGCAACATTTGCTTCTAGACTATCAATATTAGATTGAATAGTACTAATATTTGCTGTCATGTTAGCAACATTACCTTGTAATGCTTCGATGAGGGCTAACTCACTATACATACTTTGAGTAGTAAGTATTTCAGTCATGCCAACTGCCGGTGCACCTTCAGCTAATGTACCATTACCAATAAACAAACGCTGTTCGTCGATTGACCAACCCATCTCAGCCGAGCTAAGTTGTGGTAAATTTTCTTGCAGTCCTCTGCGGATTTGTATTTTGGAGATTTGGGTTACAGCCATATTAATATCCTATCTATATTTTATATTTAGCTGAGATTATAATACTGCTCCACTCTTTTCAACCAACGTTCAGTCCACATATCCCATTCAGCGCCTTCAACTGTCCAAGTTTGGTATTGGAAGTCTTGACTGCACATTAGAATAACACCCTGTCGAATGTCTGTTCCGTGAGTTTCGTTATGTGCTAGTCCATAGGCACATAATTGAAGGAAATAGTCCTGAACCCACTCTGTTTTCTTAGGTTTATTAGTCTGTTTGTAGTCTAAAATAGCCGGTTTACCTTTGTGTACACCACAAGCGTCAGTTGTACCAGCATACAGTCCACTAACGTATAAAGGCACTTCAATACCCCATACTTCATCTACATGCACCAATCCTTCCTCTACAATCTTTTGTGCCATTTTATGGCTTTGTATACTGTAGGGATTAGTGCCGGGTTCGCCCATTTGACGATTGTTCTGCACATAGTCTTCTAACCACTTGTGCATACGTGTTCCACGATTAGCGGCTTCTGTAGTGATTTCCTGTGCTTTCTTTTCGCCAACTGACTTCCGCCAGTTTTCTAAGGCTAACTTAGCTTCAGGTGGTTTTGTCTTGTCTAAGATTGTTGTTACTGAAGGAACCTTACTACCATCTGGTAAACTGTAAAGTCTTTTTCCATTCTCGCTCTGGCGATTAATGGGTGTGTAATCATATTTTTGTATAAGCATACTATTAGTATATAAGGTTAATTGTCAAAGGTCAAAGAAAATTGTTGCCTAAATTCTTCAGATCGAATATATTCCGAATTGCGTTGTAATCTAGGTTTAATTTGTGCGTATATCTCATCAAGATCTAATGTCATTAAACGATCAACTTGTGCTATAACTGCTAATAATCGCAATCTATTATCTACTAGAGTATCATAACTATGATCAATAATATCATCAAATGTATCAATGCCGATATCTCGTAAAAATTGTACTGCGCCGGCGGCAGCAACTAATATGAATAATTGCCCAGCAACAATTGGTTTAAATGTTTTTTCACTGAGCATAGAGAATTTTCCATTTATAGTAGTTTCAGTGACTAGATTAATATATGTTTCTAAATATGCTGGATGATCGATAGTTATATCAATCTTAGTATGTTGATCCCTGTCTGTAAATTTAAATTTAGCTGGTAATTGTGCAAATTTATTATTTTCTTCGTCGGTTAATCGGAATTCATTGAAATTATTACACGAAATATTATCATCTCGATTGCCATAACTAAACACCATATCATTAAAATACGGTTTATGTGCAAGTTGTAAATACACCCATTTTCTATGCTGCCAAGGCATGCCGTTTAAGCAACTAAGTTTATATTTTTTAGGCTGTTGAGAAAAATTATAATTTTTAAAATTACCATCTATAGCATGCGGCGCACTTGCCCATACTGTCCAAAACGGAAAAAATTTTATATGTGTATTGGCAGGCGGATGATTACAATAGGTAAATTCTCCCGTTAATAGATAAAATGGTACAGTTAAATTTAATTGTAAAATATTTTGATATAATTGATTAGTATCTGCTACCCATCCCGACGAATCAACAATTATGCAACCAGAATGATTTTCTATAATTTCTCGATCAATTTGTGTAATCTGAAGAATACCAGTAGTAAAATCAAAAATGGGTGTTATCACTAATAGACTATTATCTGGTATATATCGAGTAAGGATGTACTCCACCCACACATCACTGAATTCAGTAATTGTATGGTCATCATTTAATCTGTAAATCATTCTGTAATATGATCACGTTTAATTTCTCTAACCGGGTCATCCAGTAATTCAGCTAGTGTATTTTTAATAGTAACTCTCGTATGTCCGATATCTCTGATATGTAATGCACGTCGACCAATTTCTTCTAAAGGTAAGTTGTCTATACGATTCTTTTTAAAATCATCTTCCAATGACCAAACGTATCTATGATGATCAATTAATTCAATTATAAGTCGGTGTTGTAAATCTAAGCCAATTTCTTGCATTTGTGCCATGTAGAATTCGAGTTCTTCTTGATTAGCACCTTGGGTATATTCATGTTTGACTACAGCAATAGTATATCTATCTACTATTTCGATTGTTGGAAATTTCATAATAATATTTAGTTAATGGCTAGCATATAAATATAATTTTACCGAAGAGCAAAAACAAGCAGTGATAGATAGGGTGACTACTATATAGTCTGTACTGTGATTTGCGAATCGATATGATTTTCGATCCATGCCACAGCATTAGGGAATTTGCTAATCTTATCATAAAACCAATCTTTAGAAGGTCTGTCAGTATCTTGCCATATAAGTGATTGACTGATAGGTACTACTAAATCACTGGATATATTTAAATAATGAACAATTATTTTATCTATAGACATCACATCTTCGAATCGAATCCATTTTACTTCTTCTGTTGTTCTACCGCAGCCGCGACACACTTCGTCAATTAATTGACAAACACCAATACATGGACTTCGACTTCTTTCACTATTGTTTTTTCCTATAATCTTCTATTGCTGATTTAATAGCATCTTCTGCCAGTACACTACAGTGAATCTTTACTGGAGGTAATGCAAGTTCTTCTGCTATTGCTGAATTTTTAATTGCAGATGCTTCATCTAGAGTCATACCTTTAAGCAGTTCTGTTACTAGACTAGAACTAGCAATTGCACTGCCACAACCATAGGTTTTAAACTTTGCATCTATTATTATACCATCTTCTACTTGTATTTGCAACTTCATTACATCACCGCAGGCCGGAGCTCCTACCATGCCGGTGCCAACGTCTGATGCAGCGGCGTCGAGTTTACCAACATTTCTAGGATTTTCGTAGTGATCTAACACAGCAGTTGAATATGCCATAATACTCTCCTATAATAGTATACTAATATACTATACTATTTATAGTGGTAGGTCAATGTGTTTTAGTTATTGTGCTACAGGTGCACCACGTGTTTTAGCGGCACGTTTAGCCATGCTAGTAACATCATCTACTGGTGCTTGGAATGTATTTTGTTCTGCACTATTAGTGTTAGTTGTTGTAGGTTCTTCTTCACTACCTTGTAGCGGAGCAAGAACAACTTGATCTTGATTGAAACTTTTGATTAGATTTTTTACTGCTGGATTGTTTTCATTTGCATCAACTAGTGCATCGTAGCTGAATGTACGATCTGTGTTCAACACTAGATTAATAAGACTTTGTGTGCTGATTGTTGCCGATGCTGATTTGTCTTGCGAACGGTGACGTAATAACTCCAGAGCAGTAACTAGGTTAGACTCTGGAGTGTTTGTTGGGCCGTGAGCAAATTCACGTAAACGCATTAGCGCAATTCTCTACCTAATGTTTCAGTTCCACCAACAGCGGCATCAGTAGCTGCAAAACCATCAGCTGGTTCTTCAGCATCAAAATCGCTTTCTGGTGGTGGAGGTAATTCAGCACCTAGTTCATCACCTGGCAAAGCCATTGGTTGATCAACTGCTTCACCGCTTAATACACGTACACCAGTGTCAACACCTTCACGTGCAGATTGTAAGTTTTGCATTAGTTGATCTAATGTAGCACCAACTGCATTTTTAAATGCATCAGCTTGTTCACTACCAATTTGGTCACGGATGCTGTCAAGTAATTGTGGAAGTTGTTCATTTTGCATTTTACCAACTTTCTCAATGGTGTCCTGAACACTATCAACCATATCTTTGGCAGCTAACAATACTTCTGCATTGCCAACTTCGCCTTCATTTAGTTGTTGATGTTGTTCAGTAAGCCAAGTATTTAGGCCTTCTTGTACAGTTAACAATTCCATATAACGTGGATTTGTTTCCGCAGTGTGAAAATCCGCACTATGACGGATTTTGTTTAGATTCAACGATATTGTTTCACCTAAGCGTTGAGCTTTGGTAATAGACAATTTATCATAATCAATAGCAAAGCCAAAACGGCTTTCTAATACTTTATTAATTTTTTTTGCAGATGTCTGTGACATTTCTGATAGTTTCATGGTTAATTCTTCCTAATGCAATTATTTAATATTATTTATCAAAACAATAGACTTCTTCAATTGTTTCTTTGATTCTTCAATACGTAACATAGTTTCAGTGTATTTATTAGAATATAATGCAATATTCCAGTCATCGTTCTTTTGTTGTGCCTGTTTATAACGATACCTGTATAAGATTGCGTCGAATTCAAGTACACCAATTAAATTATCATTAACTCTTACTTCTTGTGCCAATTCATATTTGTGCTTGTGTAAGGCAATGCAATAAAATATAGCGTCTTTTCTGTTAAAAAAGTCAAATACCTGCTCATTATCTTTAGTTATTCGCCAATTTTTATCCGTAATCTTTACTATTTTATACTTGCCAACAATTAATGTATCTGCACCTAATTGATAGCAGAATGGTAGCGGACCTTTACTATGTTTAGCCAGCTCTGCTTCTGTAAACCTACGTATCTTTTCAACGTCGATCTCAGTCAATACGTTTTTTGTAGTAGATTTTTCCGGCTTCATTTGTTCTTAACAGTACATCTTTGACTGTGAGTTGATTTGCGATCATTTGTTCGCGTTCGTCTAATTGACTTTTAGCAATACTAGCGTCGCCCGTGAACTGTTCTAGTAGTTCGTGTTCTTCGTTTGTGATTGTTAGTAATAGTTTGTTTGTAAGTTCAACAATTTTCATGATGTTATCCTATAAAGTATTTATTACAGGATGGCATTGCAGAGTTTTATTTAAAGATTGAGCGAGCAATAAAACCAATAAGTCCAGCTAATACAACGCCCATCATAGTTGTGAAGATGCTGATGGTTTGTTTGTCGCCACCTGATATTTTATCAGTTAGACTGTTTTTGATGTCAATCAGATGCAGCTCAAGTTTATCCATGCGCTGTTCCAAGTTGTTTAATTTAGTTTCCAAGCTACCGTACCTTACGGCGCATAGTTCGACATGTGCTTCTAAATTTTGCTTCTCGATTTCTGTAGGTTTACTTGCCATTATCGCTCTCTTTTATATAGTAGCGATGCGTATTCGTTGAGCCTAGTTTATGCCTTAATATGTGCCATGATTATTGTTGTTGCATCAACTAATATTTAGTTATACTATGTAGTTTTTAACTGCGTGTTTTAAAATAGATATTTTTATCTACACCGCTGGCGTAGAATAACGGTAGTGGTGGTTTGGCTGTTTCGTCTAATCCAAGTATAATAGGTGCAATTTTAAAATCGTCTTTGAGTATACCATACCTATCATGGTTAAATGCATAGACATCTTCTCGTTCAACCGCAAAGTCAAATGACCAAATTTTATGCAGACCCGTATAGTTAATACCAAATGAATAGTTAGCCACATCATCAGTGACCACAGATAGATAATTAAATTCCATTAACTGTGCTCGCAAACTTAACAACTGGTTTATTGTTTCCCAATTACGTTGTTGATTGCGTTGCTTCTGCTGTTCTGCTGACTGTGTTAGTACATTAGTTTCGGTTATATCTATTAGGGTATATGCGTAATATCGATACAATGTTTCCATAGTAATATTTATAGTCGTAAAAAAAGGCAGTGTAAAAACTGCCTTTTTAAATTACACATTATATTAGAATGTGTATGATGCTACTGTAGTAGTTGCTACTGCCGCTGCTAACAATGTTTCTAACTCGCCTGCTGTTTTGTTTGCACCCGAAATAGCTACACGGAAAGCGTCACCGCCTGGTGTACCTAACAGTTCAATTGAACCCACTGTTTCGATTGCACGTACCAATTTTTCAAAATCACTGTCGATTGCTGAATAATTTGTATGTACACCTGTTAATCCCACAGTGTAAAATGTTAACGGACGACCTGTTACTAATGTTTGGTCCACTGAACCAATTGGGTATGCGCCGCCTTTTGCTCTTGTTAATAATGTTGCCATGTTATTTCTCCTAATTTTTCACGCTAGTTGCGTATAATAGTATTTAGCATAATTTACAAATTGAAGTCACAAAAAAGCACTCCGAAGAGTGCTATTTGTTGTTTAATTATTAATTAAACTGCAACTGCTGCTGCTGTTAAGATAGCAAGTTTAGTTGCTGTAACTGTTGCATTTGAAATATCAACGCCGCCAGTTGAACCGATATCACGGATAGTTGCTTGTAATGTTTGACCATTTGTAGGTGTGTATAAATCACCTTCGATAGCAAACGTTTGTTGTGTGTTAGTATCAGCTAAAGGTCCGATAGCAATAATTGTGTGCAATGTTTGGATTGCATTTAATACCAATTGTTGTGTTTCGCCTGGACCATCTGAACCGTCAACTGCATTGATGTAGTCAACTGTGAAAAAGCTAATATTACGACCTACTTGTTCAACGTTTAACGTTGTTGCTGCTGGATTTACTGCTGCTGGTGTAGCCATGTTATTTCTCCTAAATTTATTTTACGCTTTCGCGCATACTTTTATTTATCATCTGCATAAAAATTCTATGCAATAATGTTTGTTTTTAGGCACGGCGTAATGCGTTAGTTCTGCTGAATTCGAGTCTATCAACTAACTTAATTGCGCCACCGTCGTGTCCTATTGCAACAAACCCCTCTGGAGCAGTTACTTTATAACCGTCGTTAGTCTTTTGAAATGTGCCAATGCTGTCCACCTGTTGTAGTTTACGCATTAGTGCATGTTTAAGTTCGATAACTCGTTTGTACGTAGCAAGTATAATTAATAGGTTGTTAGCGTTATCTGCTACCCATTGTTCTTTTTCTTTAATCTTCACTAGGCGAGCCTGCGCCGCACGACCGGCAATACCACCCGACAAATTCTCAATGTCTTTCATCAATTCGCTGTTATAATAGTCAACAAACTTTTGTAAGAACTGCATTGGTTCGCCTACTTGTGAGCCTTGTCTAACCATTTGATTGATAAATGGCTTTATACTACGTGCAAAGTCTTTATTATTTAGGATAATATCAAAGCGGGCTTGTCCAATCTTTTCTATTGTCGCCTGTGTAGCAGCAATTTGTTTTTGTATACTGGTATTTTCACTCGGTGTTAAACTAGCAACTCCGGTGTAATCTTTATACGTTGCATCATCGAACCACACTGCGGAGGTTTGATTTAATCCAGTTACATTAACTCCGTAATTTGCAGTCATTGATTCTAATGAATCGCCTTCGTAGCTAGTGTGGAATATAATGCCAAGTTTGGCTTTTGCAATACGTTGCCCCAATTGACTATTAACTGGTACTGCATAGGTAATTGTATTTGGAGTAAACACATAACAATCTTCATTGTTGATAGCTACTATGCTTACATCGCCTTCTGTAAACATCAGATCGCCTTGTACCACACCGCCAATACCTAACTTACTTAGATATTTTAATGATGCTAGTAGTTTAGCCGCAAGCTCTGGTTGTGCGCTGTACCAGTTGTCAATGTCTGCAGCTTTTTTACAACGTTTTGGTTCACCTTTGGCAAACACCGATTTAGTACCAACAAAGAATTTACTATCGCTAGGATCAATACCGCAGATGATTGCCGGACTGCCGTCCCATTTAACTGTTAGTTGTGTTGTGGTACCTGTGCCTTCTGCTAACATCACACGTAGACTTTCTACATAATCCAATGCCGCATGCGCACCTGCATAGCCACTGTTAAAGATTAAATCTTCCAAGTGTTCAAGATGCGGATTTACTGCTTTTGCTCCTGCGGCTTCAGCAAGTAACCATTGCGGTGTTTGTTTTTTAATTTCAAATAACTTCATTTCGCTAATACCCACCCGTTAGCTATCCAATCTTGAGCATATTTCTGATGTACTAAGCGATACGGAGATTCTTTGCCGGGTTGAATTGATGGTGGAATTTTAAGCTTCACCCATCCAGATGGCGCCGGTGTATTTGCATCTGTAGTATGTACTTCTTCATCCCAGTCAAATTTTCCTGCTGCAGGTTGATTAGGGTTAGTTGCCGGTGCAGTTTTAGGTTTAGTTGCCTGTGCAGTTTTAAGTTTATCAATAATTGCTTTATCACCGGGCTTAGTAGGATCTAATTGTTGTCCGCCTATACTGTATGGCTCATCGGTTGTGGGTGTTGTTTGGGGCGCAGTAGTCGGCGTGTTACTTGCTGTTACTGTTACTCCTTGTTGCTTTAATTCTTGTGCAACATTGTTAATTGCTTCTCTACGTCTTGTCGGATCTGCATATTCGCCTTGTTTTGGAATACGTTTTCCTATATCAGTCATTGATATAGATCCTTGGCGATCCGCCAGTTGTTTTATTACAGCGATAAATCTTGCTCGTTTTGCCTCAGCAGCGGCTGTTTTTGCATCTAACTTTCTCTGAGCATCAAGGTTTCCAATTTTCTTTGTTTGTCGAACACCAGGAGCAAAGGCATTTGCATTTGCGTATGCGTCTACAGCATCGGCACCTTGTGCCATACCTGCTCCTCTAAGGAATGATCCTAGCGCACTATTACTGCGGCTAGAAGGTGTAGTTCCTTTTAATTTCACTGACCTTGCTTCAGCTAATATTTCGTTAATTTTCATCGTCTTTCATTTTCCTGATGCCGCGGCTAAATTTTGCTGGGTCTTGTCCTTTAATTGCATTAAGTAGACGTCGCTCTAATTCGCCAGCTTGCTCGGCATCATAGTTTTCACGGATGTGATTGATGAGGTTAATAGCACTATTAATAATGTTATTAGCTCTGCTTTCAATCAGATTTGTTTTATCCTTGTGTCTGAGCAGTTGATCAAGTTCAAACAGTATATTTTTTGTATTCTTCTGCAAGATCGATCCTTAATGTATCGTTATTAGTGTATTTATTAAAGATATTTGAAAGATGTTTGATTGATTATTTCATATTCGGCTTCGTTAAATCTATCAACGGCCCACGTATTGCTATCACTATACAGCCACGGATTGTTTTGTTGCCAGACAGCAAAATGTTCTTTATTTAGGTTATGTTTGGAAATAAATTCGCCTGATACTATATCGGCAAATTCAACATTAGTGCATTGTGGGTGTGATTCAAATGTTTCAAATACATTTTTTGCTAGGCAACGAACTTTGTCAATTTGGTCTAGGTTAGATGTTTCTTGCCAATCTGATTCGGCTAGCTTAAACCATCCGTTATAATATCGCAACCATCTATATAGTTTACTTTCACGAGATTCAGTGGTAATGGCAATAACAGTTTCAAATGGCGCTAAGGAAATTGCACTAGGATGATAATGAGTTCCTATCCATCGATTCTGATTAGTGCGAGATAATAGCTGAGTCAGCCTACGATTCCAGGAAGGTTCATCTACAGTACGTGAAATTGTCGGGCTATCAGTTATCTTTAATAAAGAATGTTCTGCACCAGTACATTTATAACCATCCATACTGGGAGTTTTATTATTTAATAAATCACACAGGATGCCGCCACCAGTGTTATTTGAAAAACAAACTAGATTCATTCGCCGCTATTCTTTAGGCCAGCCAACATACTCTTAAGTTTGCTACTGTCAACTGTGGCATTAATCTTTGGTGCATTCATAATTTCACCAGTTTCTTTATTAACGGTTGATGTAGATTTAATATTGTTTAATACATTGTTAATATTACGACTAGCACCATTACCATCGCCTGCGGATTCTTCGCCCTCGTCTGTGATGCGCATAGTTTCAATATTATAAGTTAAATCTACTTTGTGCCCTACACCAGTTGAACTACGCGACTTCATACATTGTAATTGATATCTGCCACGTTCTTTCATAGCACGACTTGTAAAGATACCAAACACGTTATCTGCTGTATTGATCTTAGATATACCACCAGCAATATGGCTATGGTCAAATTCAATTTCTTCTACAGCACTACGATTCAACTGCGAAGCTGTTACCAACAATACATTAAGTTCTTTAGCCAAGTTACGCAGTTCTTCTGCTACATATTTGTCTTTGATAAACTGGTCATTTGGATTAACTTTAATAGATACTGGCATTACCAAATCTAAATAGTCTACCATAACAAAGTCAACTTTAATACCAGTTTGTATCTGCACTTCTTTTAAATAACTGCGTATGTCGTTTACATTACTCTGTGCTGGGAATCCTTTAACACGATATTGTCCAGATTTCTTACCAACCATCTTAACTTTAAGTTCAGTTGTTTCGATATCCTTACGGATATCTTTTGTACTCATACCAGTAAGCATAGCATCTGTACGCAGACTACATAGTTCTTCGCTCAACTCTAATGTTACATACACACCACTTAGCCCAGCTTGTAACCAACTAAGTGCAATGTTCATCATAACTAACGATTTACCTGAACCAGACCCGCCTGCAAAGATGTTAAGTTCTCCACGACTAAAGCCACCATAAAGTATCTTATCCATTTGTGGCCAACCAGTACTTACCTGTCCGCCACTGTTAAAATATCGGTCGATACGAGCTCTAGGATCTTCAAAGTATTGTATACCCATGTCTTTAGTTAAACTTATCTGTACTGCATCTTTGATAAGTTTTTCAACAGGATCATACTCGCCCTTTTCCAACATGTCTGCTGCCGCTAGAATAGCACGTTCAAGTTCATTACGTTTAGTAAATCCCTCAAACTCTGTCATAAACCAACTATAGTGATCTTCTGTTAGGTCGGGTACATTTTTAAGTGTAACTGTAGTCACTGCCTGCACTTGGTCAATAGTGGGCAATGTTCTATATTCGTCACTGTGCTGTTTAATAAATTTAGCAGCTTCACGTAAACTTCTATCAAAGTTTTCGGGATTATAAATGTTCTGCACCCGCACATAACTCTGCGGATCTTGTAACATCATTTCTAAAAATAACCTTTGTAGGTCTGCTGAATATTCTTTGCTCATAGTTTTGGACAGTTAAAAGTGCAATAATTAAGTTTAGCATCTTCTACAGAATTGTAAAAGTCTTTTGATTGATTTGATGCTAATATTTCGCTAATGGTAGTAGTACTTATATTGTATTTCGATCGATTCTTATAAAATTCACTCTTGTAGTAGAATCTATGATCTCCTACAAAACAACAGGGCATGTAATAGCCGTCGGCCGATATGTAATGTTGATTGTTTAAATTTTTACATTTAGCATCAACATCACTAACTCGATCCTGTGCTGGTGTATTCTTCCATGTGACTATTGCTGTGGTTCTATCCCCGGCATAGTTAGTTGATTGTAAGTTATCGTTTTCGTCCCATCGATCGCTAGGTAATATTAAAAATTCATCGACTCCCATAGTTTGAGATAATTGCCGAGCAGACTCGATAGTATCTTCATTGAATGAAAATGGTATGTATTGCCATACAGTCTTAATGTCAGTTTTTGTTAATACTTCTATGCCAAGTTTAATAGAAGGCCAATCTGCATTAATTCTATATTGGGTAAAGTTATCAGGTATGCCGTCAATTCCGAATATCACTGTATCTTTATAGTCTATTAGATCAGCTAGCTGTCGCCACCAATCCCAGGATTTATAACTGCCATTGGTAGATATCGTAACATTTGCACCTGCACCTTTAAAATATGCAATCATCTCAAACAACTGTGGATAATATATAGGGTCTCCATAATTACCACAAAGAGCTATGTCTTTATTTGTAAGGTCGATATCTAAGAATTGTTTTAAATGTGTTAGATTTAAATTTTTATTGGTCCACTGCGAAGGGAATCGCTCAATAAAGTTTGTACGTGCGCATCGTGGACACTTTAATGTACACATGTTTGTTGGCTCGATATGAAATCCTGCGATCTGATTAAGCATATCTTCTCTTACGCAATAATTCAATTTTCAACTTACTTGATTCTTTACTATCAATAATACTTTTAAGCACAAACAGTTTACCGTACTTAACTACTGCGTCACTGATATCTTTACAGTCAGCGTCTTCTTGCCAAACTGGAAAGCTAACACTCCAACCATACTTAACAGCCGCATCAACAAGTTTAACACCACTCTTATCTGCGTCGGCGACTACTATAACTTCACGTCCCAGTGCGTCAATAATGTCTGCTTGTTGTTCTGCAACTTCATTACCCAGTACTGCTACACCATCTACGGCCATAGCATCAAACGGTCCTTCACAGACAATAACAAACTTACTGTCGCGTTTTTGATTATTGGTATTAAACACAAAGTTAGGCTCATAGTGACTGTAGTACTTGGGTTTGACTCCATCAGTAAATGCACGACTAGTATAACCAATGGTGTTACCTTCCCAAATCATAGGAATGATCACACGCTGATGTAGGCTGTGTTCTGTACTGTCAGTCCAATAAAAGTCATACTTGGTATGATCAATCTTACGAGCCTTGATGTAGTCAACTGCTGAATTTAGCAGTGTAGGAACATTATTAAAGTCATCTAATATGTGATGTGTAAGTAGCTGTTGAAAACTAAGCGCATCTTTGGGTAGTTCACGAACCTTAAACTCAATCTTTTCTTCTGGTTCGTCTTTAACCTGCTCTGGTGCTACTAGGTCTTTGATACGAATAGCTTCAATTACCAATCGTTTAACATCGCTATCACCTGCACCCATCCAGGATAATAGTTTACGAAACTTAAATGTTAAATGTCTACCCGGTTGATACGATGCTTTGAAGTTACAGTTAAAACAGTGATATGACACGCTACCATCTGCGTTAGCAGTTAAGCCACCACGACCTCTAGTATCTGCTGAGTCACCGTTGTGTATACAGCAAGGTGCATTAAAGCTAATCCAACCGCTAGGAGTTGTTTTACGCTTTGCAGGCAGGATACTTTTAATAAAGTCAGAGATGATATTCAGCATATACTATATTATATGCTAGTTGTTACTGCGAGTCAAGTATTTTGATTAATAAACGTTTGAGATAACTTGCATTTGTCCAACCGCACCCCAATTGTCATCAGTGTATGCAGGTAGTGTTAAGTTACCCACTGCTGTCCCAGTGTAGCTCACTGTGTAATTGTAGTATTCTTGTATTAGGTTCGCAACGTTTGCTTGGTCCAATGTAACCGTGCCAACCGCAGTAGTTACATTTGAAATATTAGCAGTAGTCGACCATACCGTTACATTGCTATCTGTCAGTGCAAATGTAAAAGATCTACTTACAACATTAGCAGGCTTTTGGTCGTTGTTTCTGAATTGAATTGTGATAATATTATCGATATTCTTATAAACTTTCACTGGTCTGCTATACACGATTCTATTCCTTGTTTTAATTGTGGGATCATCATCTAGAACCTGAACCTCTATAATATTTTCATATAAATAACTTGTGATGAGTGGCACTGTGTTTTATCCCTTATCACATATTTATACGGATTCTAATGGAAGACAGTCACAAGGTTTTACTTGATCAATATCCCTTCCTATCGTTCATAACGTATGGGGGAAATGATTATATTGGCATTGTTCAAAATGCAGATGAATTCATCACCACTATATATGACTTTGCTGCATTGCGTACATTAGAGCAAAAAACAGTGTTTTTAGCTATGGCAGATCAGTGGTGGTGGGAAAGTAACAGGCTTATACCCATTAACGTGTTTTTAAAGCAGGATTGGACAGAGTTTAGAGTTTGTTTAAAAACATTCAACAGCAAAGATGTTGTAATACAACACGGGCCGTATGTAAGTCTTAGAGAAATTGCGTCGAAAAGAAGTAAACGCAGAAGTATTACGTTAGTAAGACGTATCCAGTAAGTTCATATTAACGACTACAAGTTGTGCGTAGGAAACGGCATGGGCACGTTTGAAGTAATAAGTATCATCCGTAGGTTTATCCCACACAGTCATCGCTACTTCTTTCCAGGTCTTGCCAGCTAGATTACGTTTAGCTGGACGAATAATAGCTAGGAACATAGCCAGTCTAGGAATAGTATCTACAGGTTCAGGCATCTGTAATAACAAATCATAGTGCCCATTAACATGCATTAGTTTTGCACAAACTTCTGGGTCATATAACTTTGTCCAGTCCGGTTCCTGCATAAGCTCAACTAAATGTTCTTCGTCCTTAACCTGCTTATACAAATTGACATTTAAAAAGTCTAGTTTAACATAGCCTCTATCTTCAGCTAGGTCATAATCTAAACTTGCTTGCCCAGTAAATGGATCCATAGGAACATCAGTAGCATACACACCTGTGTTGTGACGCACTAGTTTACCATCACGTAATATACTAGCAGGAGTAACGTCAAGTAAACTAATTATCTGCTCTCTTGAAGCAAAATCGATGTCAATATCCGAAGCAAATTTAATTGTCATAGTCCAGCGGCCGTTAATATTTGTCTAGTCCATTCAGTATCAGCTAGGTAATCTTTAAACTTACGTTGCCAATACTCTGGATCAATCATTGAGATTATTTGTGCAATTTGCTCTTCGCCCAATGTATCCAAGAATGCAATGCCCGAATCGCAGTTAAACACAATCCAAGGACTAATACGCCCATTTGCAATATGATGACAAACACGGTTTGCGTTAGCCAGTCTAAAATAGTCTGTAAACCCGTTTGGAAATAATTCCGTATTTTCATCCACATAATTCTGCATCTCCGTTAGTGCTCGTTCAAGTGCATCTTGTACTGCTTCTTTGCGCATGTATTGATGCAAGTATTCTAAGTATATTACTTCATGTGTCCAGTTGTCAATCTTCTTGTTCTGTTTAATTACATATTCAATAAATGCTTTTGGGTTTACTGCACGTATACCAATAATATGTCTGCCGAACTTAACAAACGCTGTGTAGTATGGACTTGTAACAAAGTCAGCATAGCTCTTTAGTTTAGCCGAACCTTGCGTTAGCTCAAAGAAACGTAGATATGCTTGTAAGCCGAACTGCACCCCAACTTCTTTTTCTTGTTGCCAACGACGCTTGGGTTCACACAGATGCGCAGCCAGAGTACTTTCTTTACGAAATTCCTT